CAAATTTAAAACTTAAACAAATAGCACGATTATAATATGAATAGAAAATTAATAGAATTAGTAATTAGCGAAGAAGGCGGTGTTGACAAGATTTCACTTGTTGAAGAACCCGCCATCGAGATTGATTTCATGTATTTTAACAAGCAAGTAGAAAAGTATCGTTTTGACAATGATTTGCAAATTGTAATCGGGCCCGCAATGATTCCTGATTTCAAGATAGTACGCATGGATGACAATGGTAATTATTACGATGTAATATTTAGCAAAGAAACTATTTTGAAGATTGCTAAAAAGTTTATGAAGGAAGCTCGAACAAACGACATCAACCAAGACCATGAAAACGTTAAGAAGACGGGAACCTACGTTTATGAATCATGGATAGTAGAAGATGAAAACGACAAGGCAATTCAGAAATATGGCTACGATGTACCCATCGGAACGTGGATGGTAAGCATGCAAATTGAAGACAAAGAAACATGGCAAAGAGTTAAGAATGGAGAACTAAAAGGATTTAGTGTTGAAGGTGCGTTTGAAGAATATGAGAATGAGGAAAAGTTTAATAAGATTAAAGCATTGTTAGAATTCGATGAAGACAAAGCCATTGAGATTGCGAAGACTTTAGGAATGAGTGCAAAGGATTTAGAGGAATTTGATTTGGTAGAAGTAGATGAAAATTTTATCCCACCGCAAGGGTATAAAGAAGGTTTGACAGTTTACAAATATGCAGGTCCGAAACCACAACGTTTGTTTTGTAGAAGTTTAATGTCTTTAGAAATGTATTTTACTTTCGCAGAAATTAAAGCCATTGCACAAGCTCCAGTTAATCCCGGCTTTGGTCCTAAAGGAACTGATATTTATGATATTTGGAAATATTCGGGCGGTGCAAATTGCAAACACTATTGGCAAAAATACTATATCAATGCTAAAGAGAAAGTAGTCAACAAAGGTAAAGCGCCAGGGCTTGCAGGAACAGCACCATACGACCAACCAAATCATGGGTTCTTACCAAAATAGTTATTCACAAAAATTGTTAAAAAGTATAAAATAAATATTTCAATATATGTACAAAATTAAATTAAACCAAATTCGAGAAATCTTAGGAATTGAGGTTTCTTTAGAAAAACTTGTTTTAGTTGATGGAACTGAATTATTCACTGAAAAAATGGAAGTTGGATATCCTGTTTACGATGCTGAAAACAAGCCAGTAGCTATGGGCGAATACAAACTTTTTGATGGAACTACTTTAATGTGTGATGAGTTAGGTGTTATTACCGAAATCGTTATGTCAGAGGTAGAGAAAGAAGTTGAAGAAGTAGAAGAAGCACCAGTTGAAGTCGTAGTAGAAGCATCAGCGGTTGAAGTAGCACAAGCTCACGACCCAATGCAATTAGTTTACGAAACATTATCTGAACTAGGTAGCGAAATTGCATCTTTAAAAGAATCCGTTAAAATGTTTTCTAAAGCACCAGCGGCAACGCCAATCAAAAAAACAGAAGTTGAAGAAGTTTCAGTATTCTCAAAATTAGACAAATTAAAACAAATTAAAAACCAATTAAAAAAATAAACTATGTCATTTAACGTAAGCGCATTACCAGCATATACAGACCAATTATCAACCGACCTAATTAGTGCGGCATTATTGAAGTCTTTTACAACTGACTTCGTAACAATCGAAGCAGGAAAAACAGCGGGAACTTCATCTATCAATGTTATGAATTCAACAGTTGACATCAAAGATGCAACATGTGGATTTGCAGCAGGTCAAGTAGGTTCAAACGCAACAGTATTTTCTCAAATTCCTTTAGTAGTAGGTAGCAAAATGTTGAAAGAACAACTTTGCCCTGAAGATTTAAGAAGCAAATGGACTTCATCTCAATTAGGTGCAGCGGCAAACCAAGAAACAGTACCTTTTGAAGAATTGATTGCAAACAACAAAATGGCAAACATTGCTAAATATGTAGAGAATACAATTTGGCAAGGCGACGGAGCTACATTAACAGGTTTGTTATTCCAAACTGAAAACGCACAAGGTTCAATCAATTCAGCGGGTGCTTATACTGCATGGACTTCATCAACTGCAATTTCTGAATTTTGGTTGAATGTTAGTTCTTTGACTCCTGAATTACAAACTGAAGATGATTTAATCATGTACACTTCATACGCTAATTACCAAGCGTTAGTTGCAGCATTGATTAATACAGGTGCAAGTGTTATTGGACAATTCGCACAAGTTTCAAATGCAGCGGGTGTAAACGCTCCTAGTTCATTCGTTTTCCCTGGCACAAACATCACAGTGTTTGCAGCACCTGGAATTAACCAAGTAGCTCGTGTAATTATCGCTCCTAAAAAATACATATTCTTTGGAACTGGTTTATTAGATGAGATGGATACATTCAAATTCTACTACAACCAAGCAGATGACATCATGAATTTTAATGCTAAATTCAGATTAGGAACAGCGGTTTATGCTTCACAAGTAGTATCAAATCTTTAATCAATAAACAAGGGAGCTAATAACTCCCTTATTTTTCAACTTTAAAATAAATTATAATTATGGCTTGTAATATTTTACAAACGATTCCTTTAGATTGCATGAGCGCGTTGGGTGGTATTAATACTATCTACGTTTTTGCTGGTGTCAATTTCGAGGTTCAAACAGTTACTGCGGGTGAAGTTACTTTAGCGGGTGGTAGTGGTGATTTCTATCAATACAAATTCGCAAAAGATACAGCGAAATTAACAGAAACAGCAACGATTTCAAATGCAAACGGAACTGTATTCTATACGACTGAATTAAGTGTTAACATTAGCAAAAGAGACGTTACAAAAAGAAACGAATTTTTGTTACTTGCAAAGAATCGTGAAATTCGTGTTGTTGCTTTAGATAACATGGGTAAATATTGGTTACTTGGAAACACTAGAGGTGCGGTTTTATCTACAATGGTAGGTGAAGGCGGTCAAGCAATCGGTGATATGAATGGATATACATTCACATTTCAATCAATGGAAGCGGATCCAATGCCAGCTTTGAGTTCAGCAAATGCAACAGCTATCAATGCAATCGCACCGAATGCATCGGCAGTGATTGGTGGATTTGATTTCAATACAGCGGCTAACTAATATTAACCTTTAAAAATAAATAGGCGGTGCGTTTAATCGCATCGCTTTTTTTTTGCAATGATAAATTTAGAACAAGGACAAAACGATTTTATAATATATGGGGATTTTACCCAAAACATGAATAACTATACAATAAATTTATTCAATGGATTTGATAAATTAGACCATGTTTGTAAGCTCGAAAACAAAACATCAAGTACAAGATTTGCAGAGTTTACGATTTACATAAACGATAATATAATTGGTGATTACCATTTGAATGATTTACCATTTGGGAATTATGATTTTACGATTAACATAGGCAATCAAATATTTAATCGTGGACAAGCTATTTTAGTAGGCGATACAGAGGTGCAAACAATCGAATATATATCTGATAATGAAACTAGCGAAAGCATAATTTACGTAAGCTAATGAAGACAATAATTGACACATTAAAGGAGCCCGTAAACGTATTGAATGCGACTACATTTGGAGTTAGTTTAACAACTTTACCCGAGGATTTAAAAATAGTTTTCTACATAGTTTCTATTATTGCTTCAATATTGGTAAGCATTAAGTATTTTTACGAAATAATTTCATTGCGAAAAAACGCTAAAAAAGATATTTAATAGTATATGAATAATTTTGCATTCAATTCGATTTCACAAATACAAATAGATTTACCCGTCTTTTCAGAACGTGGTTCAAAAAAATGGATAAGCTACGGAGAAGATAATTTATATCCTCAATTTATAGCTAGCTTGTTTCTACGTTCAGCCATCAATAGAACAGCTATTCAATCAAAGATAGATGCTACCATTGGCAATGGATTAAAGACCACTGATGAGGCTTTAAACTACGTTTTAGTGCGTGCGAATCCTATTGAAAGTTGGAACGATGTGTTTGAAAAATGTGCTCAAGATTATATCATGTTCGGTGGGTATTCTTTGAACGTTATATGGTCAAACGATGGAAAAACAATTAGCGAAATATATCATCTTG